AAAAAATTAATGAATACGGATTCTTTCAGAATCATATGAATCAATTTTTTGGGTTTTATACATCAATGCGTTTTCTAAAATATAGATAGTTCTAAGAAACTATTAATGGATAAAAAGAACATATGCTATTATTCGACCAAGTGTTCTTGGTCCAAGGCATTTATTATGGAAGTCTCACAGACTCCTTACAAAGCACAGTTCCAGTTTATTTCAGTTGACCCACCAAATAACCAAGGCTTACCAAAGTGGTTGAAGAAAGTACCAACTCTTATTATTCAAGGGGAGACAGAGCCTCGCACAGATGGTGAAGTGATGAACTGGCTATATGAAAAGAAAATGCAGGGCCAGCCAGGGAACCAAGAAGGGCCAGCAGAATCTTCAGGTTTAGAAGGATGGAATTATACAGAACATACTAGTTTCTCAAAGAATGTTGGATATAGTTTTAATGATTCCGATACAAGCTCTACTGGAAATGGCGGGCTTACAATCCCTGGCGCATTTTCATTTTTAAATGGCAATAATGCAATGGGTGATAAAACATCACAAGATTATAACCCCGGAAAATCAGAGCAAGGAAGAAATAAATCAAAGAAAGAAGAAATGTTTGATAAACAAATGGAAGAATACCAAAGATCGCGAGATGTTGGTATGCCCCAAAAAAGACAGGTAATGTAAAAAAATACATAAAGATTTATTGATAAATCAATATAAGAGAATGACAAGCCTTTTAGGAGCATTTAATAATCAACTAATACGTTTTTTTGAAGACCTTTCTGAAAGTTTTCCAGAAGAACGTGATATTAAAAGTGCTTTAGAAATTATTAAGTTTGCGAAAGCAAGTAGTCCAAAAATCGCAATGGAATTATATTATGAAAATGTATTTAAGGCTGTAAATGAAGCAGTTAAGAATGAAGACGCTGAATATATTATTCAATATGCTAGTAAAATGATTGAAACTCAGTTTAATGAAATTTCACCAGCACTCACTATATTTAATAAACATTGGCATACAATGTCTGATTCTAATAAGAAATCAATTTGGAATTATCTAAAGGTCTTAAATACTTTGGTTGAACGTTATAAAATGGTGTGAATAAATTCGTAAAGCGTGAATAAAACATATTTAAAAGATAATTTTAAGAAAGAATATGGAGGCCACATTTCAATCCAAGTATGAAGAATTCTGTGTAGATCTGGAAGGAACTTGTCCGGAATTAAAAAACGAAATTGTTGCAGCGAAGTCTATTCCGAACGAACAGCGTATGGATGCCTATAAGTCAAATGTATATAAGAAGCGTCTAACTGCTGAAGACCATCTTGTATTACCCGGTGTAGTTATTCCAAACAGTGTATGGGAACAACTATCTAAGAATACAGTAAAGGCTATTAATGAATATAATTCTATTCTTGACCTTTGTGTAATCTATACAACTGGAGATGTAGAAGGGGTTTCTCAAGATTGGGTTGATAGTATGATGCGTGAATGGAGAACTCGTATGGAGAAGGTTGATTTCAATAATATGTCTTCCCGACTATTTGAACTCTTTGGAAAACGAGGTGAGAGTTTGCCACCACTTCCTGAGAAGTTTCTAAAAGGCCAAATGGCTAAACTAGCTGAAGATTTAGTAAAGGAATTTGACCCTGAAGATTTTGGCTTTAGCGCAGAGGATTTAGAAGCATGTGAAAAAGACCCTACACGTGCTTTTGAGATTCTAATTTCTATGTCAACTAAGAACCCTACTTTAATTCAAAATGCTCTTCAAAAGATTGGTAAGAAACTCCAACAGAAGATTCAATCCGGCCAACTAAGGCCTCAAGAGTTAGCACGTGAAGCAGAGGAACTAATGGAAGAATTCCAAAATAATCCGGCATTTGTAGAAATTCTGGAAGGGTTCAAAACTGCTTTTAATTTTGAGGATATGGATATGGCACGTGCTGCTGGTAAAGAAGGTAGCGCTCGTATGTCTCTTGTACGTGAGCGTCTAAAAAAGAAATTAGAAGCAAAAAAGAAACAAAATAACGCAACAAAGAAATAATACTGTATAGAGCAAAAGTAGATGGGAGAACAGTGTAATAAATATGTTTGGGAAGATATAAGAGTATTTTCGCAATCATATTCAGTCGATAAAGTAAAAACATCTTGTAAAAGTGACATTGTAAATCATGTTATTTTTGCTTTTATAGTTTTAACAGTGGTAGGAGGCATTAGTGCATATCTTTTAAAAAATAGTAATGTATTCATTGTATTTATGATTTTAACTGTTCTACATGCTATTATTTGGTATTTAAGATATGATTCTGCTTCCGAGACAGTTATTACTGAAAATTTTCAACAAGAAGATACTGATGTCCCGGATGGTCTTTTTGAAGAAGTTATTGGTGAGAAAGTAACATATCCAAATGCTAAAAATCCATTTATGAATGTATTAGTCGATGAAATCAAATACAACCCGACTCGCCCATCAGCTGCGACTGTATTTGACCCTTCTGTATCAATTCAGTTAGAAGATTTCTTTAAAACCCAGTTTATAAATGATCCTACGGATGTATTCAATAAGACACAAGGCCAGCGTCAATTCTATACAATGCCAAGTACAACTGTCCCTAACGATCAAGGTTCTTATCAAGATTGGTTATATAAGATACCAGGCAAGACATGTAAGGAAGGTGGGCGAGAAAGTTGTGCTATGCAAAGCGGGACGGCCGGTGCAGTAATACCTTGGCTAACATCTAATAATTAATTCAACTTTCTTGTAAAAAGTTTTCCATTACGGCATTTAAATTTACGCAAAGTTTTCCCTCGTGTTTGTAAAACGCTTTTCACACAAACAGCGATTGACGCAGATTCTTTTGTACCTTTTATCGGCTTGATGTATGTACGAACCTTTTTTATACAATCACAAAATTTCTTTGTTACTTTTTTTGAAGCTGGTTTCATTCTATTTTGATTTAAGAAAAATATAGTTTTGGTAGATGGAGATCAACCGTTTGACACATACAAGGGATGATACTTGCGGTATTGAACAATATTTTGGCCAATCTGTCGGTCCTGGTAATTATGCTACGACAAACTTAGTACCAAATGCTCGTGAAGTGAATCCTTTAGCATCAAAGAATCTTATGTTATTTCCTCGTGAAGGCTATGGTTATAACAATAGATTTATTGATAGTGATTCTCTGATGCGCAATCAGCCTGAATTTAAGAATAATAAGTGTAATATTCGTCAGCAGGCTCGCCCATTCTTAAGTGTGCCTTTTATGGGTGGTGGTCGTGGCAATGCTGAAGTTGAGTCATATTTATTACATTCCGAACAGGTCCGTCAAGGAAAGGAATGTGGTACTGTGACCGAGCAGGAATTTACACAACAATATACTCCATTAATTCCTCTAGTCAAGGAGAATATACAGAATCCTAAGAATTTAATCCCTGAAGTCGCTTCACCCGGTTGGATTCACGGTGGATTACCCAGTCGTTCATATATAAGAGACGTGAACTGTTAAATTGCTAACTATGGTTAGATAAATGGCACTGAATAGTTATTTTGAAGCATATGAGAAACCATCTTCTCACGTGTTTGAAAAAAAGGAAAATCCTCAAGTATACGACCAATTTGTATCAGAATATGAACATGTAAAACCTAAACGTCATATTCTAGGATTAGTTGGCGGTAATGATGTATATGATATTAAAGGTAGCCGTGTTGATTTAGAATCTGATTTAATGGGTATTACAAGACCTAATACATGGGGAACAACACGTGAGCATTTACCATCTAGTAACCCTAATAAGATTGAACGCAAAAATCCTAAAAATACTCTTGCTGTAAACGCAACACCCGTTGTACGAGAAGAATATCAAATGTGGTCTTACCCCGCAGCATTTGCGCCTTTGACATTTAAGAAAGAAACTTGTATGGCTAAGAATAAGTTTTAAATATAATAGATATGGCATCAAGTGCTGATTTTTTAAGAAATATGACTCGCCCTAAATGGGATGAATTTCACACACAAGACGATTTAAGAATTACAAATTATGCTTTAAAATATTATGCTAATCCTCCCGGTATTAACTGCTTTGAAAGTTATCCTGTAGATGCAACTACACGCATACAAAAGTCAGGCGGAAGTTATGTTAATGATGCATGGAAAACAGATGTAGAATCTGATTTAAGAAATATTAATAGACTCAGTACTCGTGTTAAGAATAATAATATTCAACACAATCCTACAACAAATAAATTTACAAATGCTCCTTATGTGGCACCACCAGATGAGTCTGTGCCACAATTATTTAATCGTTTGAATAATCCTCCTTGTACTCTACGAGCGACTGGATGGAATCGTTGGGAAGCATTACCCCACCAGCCACAACTTGCTTTTGAGACACCATTTGACTTTTTCATACCATCTCGTGATATTGATAAAGAAAAGTCTAAAACACATTAGTAATAGATGGAACCAGTATCTGCTTTAGCAGCATTCGGATTAGTTGGTCTTGGATATTTAGTAACTAAATTGTCCAAAAACAATGATGAAGGCTTTAACATGCAACAACAAACACCTACACAGCCACTTACAAGAAATGAACGAGGTAATTCTGTAAAAGGAACCAATCCTGAACTAGACTTACGTTACGCAACACCATTCGGCCAAATTTATCCCAGTCAGCCAAATCCCGGACCAGAAGGCTCTGCTTTTTCATTTGGCGGCACTACACTTCCACAAGCAAGAACAGAGCCATCACCTCAGCCAATTGATACAATCTCCGCCCAAGTATCATACAGCTCAAATGGTGTTGAAGAAAACCCAAATTACATGGAAGGAGATTACGTAATAAGCCCATTGACCGGACAGCAAATATCATCATCTGATTTTACTCATAATAACATGGTTCCATTCTTTGGTGGCCGTGTAAGACAAAATGTAGGGCCTCAAACAAATTCTGGAATTTTAGATTCTTATACTGGTTCTGGTGTTACTCAAATTAAGAAAAAAGAAGTTGAAACAATGTTTAATACTTCTCAAACACCTTTTGGTAATCCTTTTGGTTTAGAGGATTCTTCCAATTTTATTAGTGACCGTATTGACTTACCTCGTAGCCGTGCTGGCGAGAAGCCTTTTGAACCAGTTCGTGTAGGTGCGGGTGTAGGTGAAAAGTTCGGCTCTACAGGTAAGGGTGGATTCCAGCAAATGGAAGTAAATCAGTTAATGATGGAAAAAATGCCAAAGACTGATGATATTCGTACTGCTGATAATCCTAAATTAACATACAAGGGTCAAATCGTGCCAGGTCAGCGCTTTATTGGAAATGCTGCTGAAAATCCTGGTGAAGTTCGCAAATATAAGCCTGATACATTTTTTGTAGATGAAACTGGTGAGCGATACATTGGCGCGTTCGCCCAAGACGCCCAGAAAGAAGCGACCCGTCCTATTCAAGTAATGAAATATACATCACGTACTGACACCACTTCAGAGTTAATTGGCCCTGCCGCATCCCAAGAATTTGGTGAATCTTATGTTACTGGTTCTTACAGAACTCCCATGGCTCAACAATATGGTGGTGCTGGATTCCGAAATGCGAATATGACAGAATATTTTACAAACAATACAGATGCTCCTGAAGCCGATTATGGTCGCTCTTCTATTGAAATAAGACCTAATGAAAGAAATTCTACTTCTACTCGCACAATGGGTCTTAATTTAGCACCGGCGGATACTGGCGCTGTTCCAACACATTATACTGATAAAGCTCGCCCTACATATCGCGGTGAGACAATTGGTAGTATAAGACAAACTGGAACACCTGTTGGTTACGCTCAAGGCGCTCCCGCATTAACTGTATGGTCTGATGATGTTGCGCGCACTACAGTAAAAGAGACAACTGTAAATTGGAACTATTTAGGCATCCCTTCTTCCGCTAGCGCGCCCAATAAACTAAAAGTATATGACCCTGATGATATTGCAAAGCCTACACAGAAAGGTCAAATCTCAGCGAAGTCTGAATACTATGGTACTCCTATGGCTTCTCAACAAGACTTTACAAGTCATGAAGCCGCGTACAATATGCGCACTAACCCTACAAAAGAGAAAGTATCTCAAGGACGCACACCTATGTCTGGCAATGGCGGCTTAGCAGTATTTACTGGTGATATTCATCAGACAACAAGAAAACTTGATGCTGATGTCATAAATGACAGAGCTAATGCTGTGAATCGCTCTATGGATTTCAATGCTGGAGTTGGTGATATAGGACAAGTGAGATATAGAGTACCTCTGAAGTTAGACCAAGCGGCTGAGCGCAATCAACGTGAAATAATCGCAGCGGTTGAAGGAAATCCTTTGATGCAAAGTATTCACAAAAATGCGATACATGATGAAGCTTTATATCAAGAAATGTTAAAAGGTATGTAAATAAGCATCTAAACATAATCTTTATATATGTATTAATGAATAGTACATATAAAAAGAATTCTTTTTTAGTATCTGGAGAACCTGGCGTAGGTAAATCATTTTATATAAGACAAGAAGCAAAAAGAAACAATGCTAAACTTTTTCGTTGGAATGTGCGTATAGACCGCAGTCTTCGTGAAGGTCGAGAAATTCTACATCAACAAGTAAGGTCTAAAGAACCATTATATGTTTGGATTGAAGGTGCTGATGATTTAACACAAGAAGCACAAGCATTTTTGCGAAGAATTCTTGAAACATCATCGCCAAATGTAGTCTCAATGTTAGAAGTTCGTGAGCCTTGGAAACTTTCACCACCAATACTTTCTAGATGTATTCCTATATCAATGAATTCGAAACATTCATTTCGTTTTCAGAAAAATATTGCGATCGCGAATAAATGTAGTTTAATGACTGAAACACAGTGTAATAATATATCCGAACTGACACTTAGTGATATTATTCAACTTCGTAAAAATGCTTATGACCCTATTGAAATAATATATAGTTTAGCAAATCACTATAATTGGGACTATAACTCGACTGAGATTGTTAAAAAAATTGGTGCTGGCTATTCTCCATGGATACAATTATCTTATTATATTGCGGTAATTAACAGAACAAAGGATAAAACAAATTAAAAGAGTATGGATATACCCGGTTCTGAAGGTATCAATGTGTATGCGGATGCAAAAACAGAATATACTAGACAACTTACACAATTCTGTTTACCAGCGTTTTTAGGATTCTTTTTACATTTATTGGATGAAACAAAAGAATCTGAAAAAGATTCTAAAAAGTTATTACTAAGTTTTCAAAATGCTTTAAAACAAATACCCGAATGGAATTATGAAAAAGTACAAACAAAAACGAGTGTTGTAATAAAAGATATTAAGTGTGATTATTTTGAAGATTTACTAAGTGCTGTTTTTGTTGCGCACACAAAAGTATTATCGGCAATTCGTTTAACTTCTAAACAAAAGAAACTTCAGATTACAATTCCAAAGACAGACCACTTTTTACATCACACAATGATTGAATGCGCTAGAATTTTATGGTCTAATGTTTTCTTATTTTCCCCTTCCGGTCCAGCTATTGAAAGACAAAAAAGTATGCGTCAAGTCGAACAGCTTATTCAAGATGGTATTCTCCAATCTATTCGCAGTATGTTACCTGTAAAGAATATTCTGAAGGAATACCTTAAAGATGATGATGATGCTGATGATGATGAAGACGACGATGAGGAAGTCAAAATTAAGAAGAATAGCGAAGAAAAGGTTGAAGAAGAGATTGAAAAGAAAGTTGAAGAGGAGAAGCAAGAAGAAAAGGTTGAAGAAAAGAAGCAAGAAGAAAAGGTTGAAGAAAAGAAGCAAGAAGAAAAGGTTGAAGAAAAGAAGCAAGAAGAAAAGGTTGAAGAAAAACCTAAAAAGGAATCCCCGGTACTAACTCTTCCTACACTTGAAACAACGAAAGAATCATCGATTCAAAATCTTGAGCCTCCAGTAATTTCTGTTGATACCGAGCCTTCAGTAAAGTTTGCAGAAGTAAATACAGTTATTGATATTGAATCTAACAGAAATGATTCTGATTCTGAGGATGAAGAACAAGAATCTATTCAAATTCTCGATGACATAGGTGAAAGTCTAAATGATTTTGAAACTTTAGAGAACGAAGAATCTATAGAATTTGAAACACTTTAAATATAGCGTTTTCCGCCAGTTCGTTTTTTCCCTAAACCTCCCAGAGTATGAGCCAGCTTGTTGTAGGAATTTTATTCGGAGGTGCTTTAATTTCTTCGTTAGGCGCAATAAGCAGTTATAGTGTTGAAAAGAAACAACCAACAATGAAATCCGTAATGCGTGATTTTATTATAGGTTCAGTATTGTTTTTACTTAT